ACATTTTAAGAGACCTTTTAAATGTATTGTACCATTAAGAGATTTAATGGATGTCTTAGCTAGTTATATGCAATGGTATACAGAAAACCCTGATTCATTTGTTAATAGATTTAATTTAAAAAATGATGAAGAAAAATTAAGTAAGATTATGAATAAAGATGGTGCTGTTGCTAAAGATTTAGAAGCAATAAAAAATGCATTTAACTATCCTGATATATGTCATTTTGTAAAGTATGATAATTTGGTTGCACAACCAGAACAAGAGTTTCGTAAAATATATGAGTTTATAGGTGAGCCTTATTTTAATCACAGATTTAATAATTTAGATCAAGTAAAAGTAAACGGTTTATCTTATGATGATAGAATCGTCGGGAGTAATATGCATAAACTATTTGATGGACCTATAAGAAAAGTATATAATCCTTATATAGAAAAAATTCCGAAAAGAATTAAAGATAAATATGAACACATCCGATTTTAATATTGTATTTTTAGGTCAGGCAGTTCTAAAATATCAAGTGCCTTTTGAAATATTCCATACGCTTAATTCAATTTATGAACAAAAATATTCTACATTACATAAAGCTAACTTACAACTTGTTGGTAAAATAGAAAAAGAACATAGTTTATTTTATGATGGAAAAGACACAAACAAAATGATTAGACATAATATTTTACCATTAAACGTGTTACGCTGGTTTGAATCTAAGTTTAAACATTACTTAGATTTTAATAAAACCACAGGGTATAAAATGCATTTAAATTCTATATGGATTAATCAGATGTTTGAGCATGAATATAATCCAGTGCATGTGCATCAAGGATCATTGTTTACAGGTTTGTCTAGTGTAATGATTTTAAAATTACCAGAGAGTTTTGGTATAGAGTATTCTGCAGCAGACGCGCCACAAAATGGAAAATTACAAATTTTAGGTTCAGCTTCAGGTATGTTTGCTAATATAGATTATCAACCTGTTATTTCTGAAATGGATTTTTATGTATTTCCATATGATATGAGACACTGCGTATATCCTTTCAATGGCCCAGGATATAGAAGAACACTAGCTGCAAATATGGATGTAGAGTATAATCCAATACATAACAGAGGAGTAAGTTAATGTTAGAACCTTACTATCAAATATATAAAGATAAACTAAAAGAGGTTAAGTTTAAAAAAATGAAAACTCATTTTCCGACAGTAGATAAATTTGTGGAAAAAATAAATCCAGATTTTGAACAAAATGGATTGTTATGTCCAATTGTTTTAGATTCTGATGGTATACATATTAGAAGCGGTGCACATAGACATGAATATTTTAAAGACAAATATGAATCTACATTATGTTATATTGGAGACAACATAGAAGAAACAAAATTTTTTGAATATTTAAATGTGTTTTGTTGGGAAAATCATCCTGTAAAAAAAACAGAGTTTATTAAATTAATGTATGATAAGGTAATAAAAAATGTACGAAAATAGACATATTACAGAACCTAAATGGAAAAGTTGGATTATACAAACTACAACTCCATTATTTACACCAGAACAATGTAGACAGATTATTGAATCAGGTAGAAAACAACCGCCACAAACAGCACAAGTTGGTATGGGTAGAAAAGAAGGTGGCACAGATACTAAGAAAAGAGTTACAACAATATCTTGGTTACCATTTAATGAAATGGGACACATGTATCGTGATCTTAATAATTTTATACAAAAAGCAAATGAAAATCATTTTGGATTTGGAGACATACAAGTTACGGAGAACGCACAATTTACAGAATATCCAGAAGGAGGTTTTTATGATTGGCATATGGATTGTGATGTAAACATGCATAACGAACCACCTGTTAGAAAAATATCAATGACTTTATTGTTGAATGACCCATCAGAATTTGAAGGTGGAGATTTAGAATTAATGGCACCTGGCAAGTTTGCTAAACTTAAACAAGGTCATGCAATTGTATTTGCATCATTTTTAAATCATAGAGTCAACCCTGTTAGACGTGGTACTAGACAATCACTTGTTGTTTGGTTTGGAGGCAAGCCTTTTAGATGATAAGAGAAGAATTTTTTCCCACAAGTGTTTTTGGTAAAGATGTAAAACTAGATAATAATAAACTAGCACAGTACATTGTAGACTGGTCTAACAAAGATCCAGGACTACAGAAGACAAATTACAAGGGATGGCATTCTACAACTGATATGGCATCAAAACCAGAGTACCAACCTTTGGTTAATGAAATAATGACCATGTGTACAGATATGTTTAAAGAAGAGTGGATAGATAGAAAACCTGTGATTGGCAATATGTGGGCTAATATAAATCCTAAAGAAGGAATGAATCAACCCCACATACATCCTAATTCATTATATTCAGGTGTATATTATGTTAAATCCAATCCACAGGCAGGCAGATTAAAAATATATGATCCTAGACCTGGAGTGCAATTAATAATGCCTGTTAGAAAAGAAGGTAAACCTCCAAAACATTTATGGAGAGAAGCAAACCTTGACCCTGTTCCAGGACGTATTATAATGTTTCCTGCTTGGTTATGGCATGCAGTAGAACATAATCAATCAAATGATTTAAGAATATCAGTAAGTTTTAATTTTATACAACATGGCTTTTAATAAATATCAAGTAATCAAAAACGCTTTATCTTACGAATTATCGAATTTTGCATTTAATTATTTTTTACTTAAAAGAGATGCTGTTAAATATATGTATGAAAAAAACTATACCTATGATTCTGGCTTGTTAGGCACTTGGACAGATGCTCAAATACCTAATACATTTTCATGTTACGGAGACCATGTTATGGAAACTTTATTGGTAAAAATGTTACCTGTAATGAAAGAACACACTCAATTAGATCTCATACCTACTTATTCATATGCAAGACTCTACAAAAATGGAGATGAATTAAAAAGACACAAGGATAGACCAAGTTGTGAGATATCTACTACTTTAAATTTAGGAGGAGATCCCTGGCCTATATTTATAGATGGGACAGGTCAAGATAATGTAATAGATGAATATAAAAACATACATAAACCAAACGCACCTGAAGGCACTGAGGTCTTGTTAGATGTAGGAGATATGTTAGTTTATAGTGGTTGTGAGTTAGAACATTGGAGAAAACCATTTCAAGGACAATTATGTGGCCAGGTTTTTCTACATTACAATCATAAAAATGGACCCTTTGCTGAATCAAATAAATTTGATAAAAGGCCATTATTAGGGCTACCTAAGTGGAGATAGGGTTTATAGCATGAGTTTTTTAGTTTATACTTAATATTATGGCATTACGTAAAGTACAATTAATACCTGGATACGATAAACAAATTACTGAAACCGGTGCTGAGGGGCGATGGACCGGAGGCCAGTACGTAAGGTTTAGATATGGTTTACCTGAAAAAATAGGTGGATGGTCACAAAAAGGTGCAACAAGTCTTGTTGGAGTAGCTAGAGATCAACATACTTGGTTTGACTTATCGGGTAATAGATATGCAGCTATCGGCACTGATAAAGTTTTATATATTTATTATGAAGGTACTTTCTACGATATTCACCCATTAGATGCTTCTAAACAAAAAGCTGGTATGACTAATTGTTTTACCACAACAAATGGTTCACCTACAGTTACAGTAAGCACAGGCACTGGACATGGGTTATCAGAAGGAGATTTAATTGTTTTTTCTTCTGTAAGTTTAATTCCTGGATCTTCAGGATTTACTGCTGCAGACTTTACAAAAACATTTGAAGTAAAAACAGTTCCTACAACAACTACTTTTACTATTACTATGTCTAAAAACGAATCAGGAACTGCATTCACGACTACCGGAACCGCGACCTTAGACGCTTACTTTGTAGTAGGACCAAGATTTCAATTACCTGGATTTGGTTGGGCTACAGGACAATGGGGTGGTACAACCACAACATCAACTACAACAATAAATAATTCAGGAACTTTTGCTGCAGGAGCTACATCGGTGGTTTTAACTTCATCAGCAACCATGCCGGCATCAGGAACTTTATTAATAGGCTCAGGAGCTACAGCAGAATTAATTACATATACATCCAACAACACAGCAACAAATACAATTTCTGGTATATCTAGAGGTCAAGGCGGAACTTCCGATGTAACGCATGCAAATGGTTCTACAATTCAAGATGCATCAAGTTATACAGGATGGGGATCAGCTACAGCTGCAGGTGTTATTTTAGATCCAGGTCAATGGAAGTTGACTAATTTTGGTCAAAAATTAATAGCCTTAATATTTAATAGCGTTGTTGTTGAGTGGGATCCTTCGTCATCAGGAGCCTTATCCAATCCTAATAGAGCTACTTTAGTAACTGGTGCGCCTACAGCATCAAGAGACATGATAGTTTCTACCCCAGATAGACACTTGTGTTTCTTTGGGACAGAAACAGTCATTGGCACAACTAGCTCACAAGATGATATGTTTTTAAGATTCTCTGATCAAGAAGATATAAATGTGTATACACCAACAGCAACCAACACTTCTGGTACACAAAGACTTGCTGACGGTTCTAGAATCATGGGAGTATTAGTTGGTAGAAACGGTAATTATATTTGGACTGATACAGCTTTATTTACTATGAGATTTATTGGAGCTCCATTTACATTTGGTTTTGAACAAGTAGGTACAAACTGTGGTTTAATATCACCACACGCAGCTTTAGAAGTAGATGGTATAATCTATTGGATGTCTGAAGATAGTTTCTTTTATTTTGATGGTGCATCTGTAAAAAAACTTCCTTGTCTTGTTGAAGACTACGTATTTGGTGATTTAAATAACGATGCTGAATTAATTGTACATGCTGGTGTAAATGATAAGTTTAATGAAATTACTTGGTTCTATCCTACTGCAGGATCTACAGCTATAGATAGATCTGTAACATATAATACAAGAGATTCACAAAACATACCGGGTGGAGTTTGGACTACAAATGATGGTTCGTTAATTAAAAGAACAACTTGGGTAGATCAGGGTGTTTTTGGAAAACCTCTGGCTACATCTTACAGTTCTTCAGAAGCTCCATCACAGGGTGAGATACCAGGTATATCAAATGGTGCCACAACATACTATGAACACGAAACAGGAAACGATCAAGTTTTAGCTGATGGTACAACAACAGCAATACCTGCTCAAATTGAGTCTGGTGACTTTGATATTGATCGAGATGGAGATGGAGAATTTATGATGAGAATAGCAAGATTTATTCCTGACTTTAAAAACCAAGTAGGTAACGCTCAAGTAACTATTTTTTTAAGAGACTTCCCTTCAGATACAAGATCTTCATCAGCATCTGGACCATTGATAACAGGACCATTTACAGTTACAACAAGTACAAAACAAGTATTTTGTAGATCAAGAGGAAGAGCTGCATCTTTTAAAATAGCCAATACAGGCACGGGACAAACCTGGAGATTTGGTACATTTAGAGCAGACATACAAATAGGAGGTAGAAGGTAATGGCAAAAATTAATGAAATTGTTTCACAAGCAACACCAAATTATCAACCATCAAATTTAAATCAATTTGGTAGAGATATTAACAATATTATACAAACACTAAATTCAACTTACCCACAGGATATTAAAGAAGAGTCAGAAGCTATATCTTACTTTTTAAATGATTAATGTCTAAAAAGAAAAAAAGTCAATTTGGAACTGCGTGGTATGAAAGAGCAAAGCCTAAAAAAAGGCCTGGAAGGCATAAAAAAAACCTTAACAAAAGTGAAAAACGGATGTATAAGAAATACAATCGACAAGGAAGATAATGGCAAATAAATTTGTAAACAGACAATTTAACTTAACTACAACTAATCCAGTATCGGTTTATACTTGTCCTGCTGAAACAGTAGCTATGATTAAAAGTGTTCAGGTATTAAATTCAAGTTCAGGTACAGTTAGTGTAACGGCTTCTATCAGAGACAATTCAGCTACTACAGATTTTAATTTTTCTAAAAGAACTTTAGCAACTGGTACATCATCAGATTTAATTACAGGTGTAAAAGTGTTTGAAGAAAACGATATATTAAAAATAAAATCAAGTCATACCAGTGTTATTACAGGAACAGTAGCCATACTAGAACAAGACAGAACTTAATGACAGATTATACAATTATCAATGGTGAGAAAGTGCCCATCATAAAATGTGAGGCAGAAACTACAATTACAAATATAAAAACAGGAAAAGTTTACAAAAACGAAGAAGAAGTAAAGCTTGAAAATCCTGACCCAAAAGATATAAAAAGGGATGTCAAAATTATTATTCCCAAAGGATTTGATGTGGTTGGGGAAGAGCCTTTAAAATGAAAGCAGCAGGCGGCACAGAAATACAATTTGCAGAACTTAAAAAAAGAATAGATCCTAGCTATTTTAAAAAAATACAAATAACTACATCCGTTCCAGAAAAAGAACCTATTGATCCAGATAAAATAAATATTTTGTGGATGAAAAATTCTTATGATCAACCTAATATAGCTCCTTGGTTTAGAATTAAAGAAAACCATAGAAAATATGATTGGTATGTTTTTAATACGCATTGGTGTTATGAAAAATTTAGATATGCTTATGGATTACCTACACACAAATGTTGCGTAATAAAAAATGCCTTACCTGCTACAGAATGGATAGATAGACCAAAATTTAAAAAAGGAGATCCAATCAAACTTATACACACTTCAACACCTTGGCGTGGTTTAAATGTTTTACTAGGAGCAATGGAACTCATGAAGAGAGATGACATCACATTAGATGTTTATAGCTCAACAAAAATTTACGGTAGTGAGTTTGAACTTCAGAATGATAAACAATTTAAACCTATGTATGATAAAATGGAAGAATTAAAAAATGTTAATCATGTTGGGTACAAACCAAATAATGAAATAATACAAGCTATGCAAAAAACACAAATTTTTGCATACCCATCCATTTGGGAAGAGACTTGTTGTATATCTGCAATCGAAGCAATGGCAGCAGGTAATATGGCAGTAGTAACTAATTTCGGTGCTTTGTTTGAAACTTGCACTGAATATGCTCATTATGTAAATTATGAAACTGACATGTATACTCTAGCAAAAAAATTTAAAGTAATAATAGAATTTGTTGCAGATAACTATCATGAGCCAGTGCTTCACGATCGATTAAAAGATCAAATGAAATATTATAGAACCTTTTATAATTGGGATATGCGAGCAAAAGAATGGACAAGTTTATTTGATCAACTGTTGAGTATGAAAGGATATGCATGACAATTAAAATAGATGAAAGAAGTATCATTAATGAAAAAAATATATTTGGACAAAATACTGATAAAGGGAATGATGTTTTAGAATGGGATAAGAAAAAAGAACATCCCATTAAATTATTTTTTACTTCTCCTTGTCATGGTGGAGTAGATATTCATTACATGAGAGCAACATTAGAATTACAAGCAATGTTACAAAGACATAAAATACCAGTTACTTTTCATTTGATACAATCATCAATTGTTACTCAAGGTAGAAATTTATGTACAGCTGCGTTTTTAAAATCTGAGTGCACACATATGTTATTTGTAGATACTGACGTAGAATTTGATGAAACATCCTTACTTACAATGCTTGAAGCTGATAAAGATATAGTTTTAACTCCTTACCCTATGAAAGTTATAGACTGGGATAAAGCAAAAAGTATAAGTGAAAAATCAGGAAGGCATATAAGTAAGTGTGGTTATTACTATCCAATGGCTTTTGTAGATCCTGAAAACATTGATTGTTCAGAAGGAATAACAGAAATTAAAAGAGGTCCTGCTGGATTTATGTTGATTAAAAGACAAGTGTTTGAGAAAATGGCAAAAGAATATCCTCATTTAAGAATACGACAACAAACGATGTTGAACCAACAAATGCGTAAAACAGACCAGTTTTATAACTTTTGGGACACTGAATTCAATGAAGAAAAAGGAACTTTTATGGGTGAAGATTTTGCTTTTTGTAAAAAGTGGACTGACATAGGAGGTAAAATATATGCTAATGTAGATGCATATATTACTCATCATGGAGACTATAGTTATAAGGGTAGGTTTATTGACGAAGGCGAAAAAATTAAGTAAATTGGAATAAATACGTATTTAAAACAGGAGAAATATGGATCCAGCAACACTAGCAATGATGTATGCAGCCAATGTAGGTATAAACGCATTAGGTGGCAAAAGAGGCTCACAACTATTTAAAGATTCTTTTAAGGATACTAGCACACAAGCATTAACTATGCAGTTAACAGGTGGATTTAATAATAAACCTGGTGCATCACCAGAAATGGCTATGAACATAACTGACATAAATAAAGCAGTAACACCAGAAAGTTTAAAAGGTAAAGATAAAATTGCATTTGAAGCTTTAAAAGTTCTTCCTCAAGGTCAGGATACTATTTCTGTTACGCCACAATCAAGAGATGGGTTGATGGGTATATTTGATAAGACAGCTGGAGTATTTAAATCTGAACAACCTGTGGTAGGAGATAGTGGTGCTGCCATGCAAACAGTTCGAGATATGATGGGTAATGTAAGACAAGTGCCAATAACATCTGCACAAATGGACCCTTTAAAAGTAGGTCTAGGTGCAGCAGGTGCAGCAGGAGTTGCTTATGGATTAGGAGCATTTGATCCTGTACCACCAAAGGACCCAACATACCCAGGTTACAATAAATTTTATGCACAAAACCCAGGTCAGTTTATGCCTTATGATGATCCAAATATGTCTATTGATTACTCACAATATCCTGACAAACCTTATAGTGGAATTAAAGCAGGCGGTATAATTGGACTTGAAGAAGGAGGAATGCCAGCTCCTGATCTTTTAAAAGAAGAGTACGATAAATACAAAGCAGAAAAAGAATCTGCTGGTGAAGATGCAATGGATTTTAACACATATAAAATTTTTAAAATGCAGTTTGGTCAAATGAATCAAGGTGGTATAACGCAATTAGCTATGGGTGGTAGAGCATCTAATATGCCAATGCAATCTATTGAGGAAACAACAGCTGAAGAAGATGTTGATATAGCTCCTGCACCAATGAGTTCAATTCAAAGACCACCAATAATGCCAGGTATGTTATTTGCTAAAGAAGGATCTTTAATAGATAGATTACCAAGCAAAACAAATACAGATGAAGAAAATGCAAATAATTATAAAAGAACTTCAGGTAAACTAGTTGTTGATTCAGCTGGTAAAGGTAATGAAGAAAAAGATACTATGTTAGCGCAGTTAGCTGACGGTGAGTTTGTTACTAAATCAAAAGCTGTAAGAGGCGCAGGCATTGCTTTAGGAGCAAACCCAAAAGATAAAAAACAACAAAGGGAGCTTGGTGCTAGATTTTTCTATAAACAAATGGCAGATTTTGACAAATTAGCAAAACGAATGTCTTAATGGATTTGTTGCGTATATGGAAAGAAGAAGAAGTGGATAAAGTTTGGATTTTTGTTCAAGACTATATTCAAAAAGCTCTCGAAAGGTCAGGTGGATACGCTGACCACGAACACGTTAAAGGTCAGATTAAAAAAAATCTGATGCAGTTGTGGGTGGCTTGGTCTGAAAAAGATCAAAAAGTCTACGCAGTGGGGGTAACAGAATTAAAAGAGTATCCTAAGTACCGGACAATGAATTTCCGTGTACTTACAGGGGAGAAAATGGAATTATGGACAAAGTTTTTAGAACCAATGGAACAGTGGGCAAAAGAACAGGGAGTAAGTAAAATGGAATTTTATGCTAGACCAGGTTGGGAAAGATTTTTAAAAACAAAAGGATATGTTAAGTCACATGTCCAATTAGATAAATTTATAGGAGAAAAAAAATGAGTTCAGGTGGAGGAGGCGGAGGTGGTAGCGTACCAGCAGATACTACTAACGTTCAAACAATAAGAGAAGCACCAGAGATTGAAGCTAGAAGACTAGGTTTAATGGATTCTGCTATTGAATTAGCTAGAACAAAAACAACTCCTCCTGCATTTCAAGTTGCAGGCATGTCTCAAGCAGAACAAGATGCATTAGCATTAGCTAGGTCAGGACCTGCTGGATCTGCTCAAATGACTGCAGCTGACACAGCTTTAGGTGCTGCGCAAACAGCAGCTGGTAAAACATTTACTGCAGCAGATGTACAATCAGCAATGAATCCTTTTATCCAAAATGTTGTAAATCAGGTATCTGATGATTATCTAAAACGTGAAAATCAACTTGCACAACAAGCTATTGGAACAGGTAATTTTGGAGGAGGCAGAGAAGGTGTTGGTATAGCAGAATTACAAAGACAAAAATCTGGAACATTAGGGCAAATTTATGGTTCTGGTTTTCAATCAGCATTGGGAGAATTACAGACACAAAGAGGTTTAGAAACTCAAACCGCATTATCTGCAGCACAAGGTCAAACAGGTTTAGCTCAACAAGCTTTAGCTCAAAGAGACAATGAGCTTGCAGGATTGACTGGACTTGGAGGCGTTCAAAGAGGAATTGAACAAGCAGGATTAGAAGCAGCTAGACAAACAGCTGTGCAAAATATTCAAGAACCATATCAAAGAGTTGCATTTGTATCTGATATTCAATCAGGTATACCATCTGCATCTCAAGCAAGACTATCTCAAACATCTGCACCACAACCTAGTCCATTAGGTCAAGCTGTTGGAACAGGTTTAGGAGCGTACGCAGCGTTCTCAGGGAGGTAACCTGTGATAAATAAACTTAAAAAACCAACAAGTTTTGATAACGGTGGTATAACAAGATTACCAATGCCTCCATCATCACCAAATGTACCTTCAGTTTATAATAGAGAACCTTTATTTTCTATGAAAGGTTTACAACAAAGATACGCTGGATTGCCTGGTGCAGTAAGAAAACCTTTAGGTATGTTAGGACGTACCGGCAGATTTATGATGGCAGGTCCTTATGGTATGGCAGCACTTACAGGACAAGGAATAGGATATGGAGCTGATGCTATTGCAAGAGCAACAAACACACCTCAAGAATATGAAGCTATGAAAGAAAAAGCTAGAGCTCAAGGTGGGTTTGGTTATTTTGATGATGTAAATATAAGTCAAGATGCACCGGTTAAATCACAATTAGAAAAAGACTTTCCTGGAATGAGTACTTCTGAAATAATTGAACAAATAAATACTTCTGAACAAGATAGTGGCATTGAAATAAAGCCAGACGCAGTACCTGAGGTAATTAATCAAACTATTGAAAAAGATCAATTAAATAGTCTTGATATAAAAAAACCTGGTGATGCAAATCCAGTAGATCCAGGAGTTGTAGTAGATGTAACTGAAGATACTGAAACCATTGACGACATATCTAATGATGTTGTTGTTAAGGAACAAAAAAATAGAGATAATCAAAATTTAAAAGCTAAACAAATTTATTTTGAGAATATGGATAACTTTTTTTCAGATAATCCGAGGAAAAGTGCTCTTTCTTTACAGTTAGACAATGCAGTTGACGATATCATGGGAGACGACAAAAGATCAAACAAATTATTGTTGTTACAATTAGCTTCTAATTTATTAACTGGTAGAACTGATCAACCAGGTTTTAAAGGTTTTTTAGATGTGTTGG